GTTGTTTGAGTTTAGAGCAGGAGCGTAATCTAGAACACCGGCCATTTGCAATGCTGATGCAACATCAGAAGAGCAGATAACGATGTTACCCTTACCACGACGAGTATCCTTCGCAATTTGGTTAGATTCACGTTCTAGCTGGAACATCAGGCCCTTGAACTTTTCAACTGACCAACGACCATTTGAGTCTGTGTCAAGATCGAAAACGCCAGGAGTTGTTGTATTCAACTGAGCGCCATAGTTAGCTGTGATGTTGATTGTGCGAACAACTTCACGGTTGATTTCAGCAAGAATTTCAGCAGCCAGAATATTTGATAGTTCTGTTTCTGCATCGAGACCATGAATTGCCTTCAGGTCTTGTGCCAGTTCCATCGTATATTCTGCCTTCAGAGCACGAGTGCGGGCCTGAACTGCAACCTTTTCGATGCTGAATGCCATCTGGTTGAATGGATATCCACTATCAACACCAAGGGATTCGCCTTGTGCTGTTGTCATACCCTGCGCAGTGTTATACTGGATGTTTGCATTGTTAGATGTTCCAGAAACAAATGGTGTTGTATTTGTTTGTCCTGGAATTGTTCCAGAGAAATTCTGACCAAATGTTGTGTTACCAGCTAACATATAACCTGGAGTTGAGTTAGCGCCACCTTCTGCGGAGAACATGGTGTTAACTTCGTTGTAGAATGTTTCGTTATCCTGAACCTGACCAGCAGCAAGACCGTTCGATCCTGTTTGGTTGCTATAACGTGAACGCATTGCAAAGATCAAGCCGGTTGGGCCTGTCATTGGCTGAGTTCCGCAAATGTCATAAGCGATCAAGTTTGGCATAGAACGACGAACCAGTGAAATCAGAACTGGATCGAAAGTATCAATACCACCTGCACCTGCTGTTGAGCTTGATGAACCCATAGCATTAGTTGGCAGAAGTGATGATGTTTCGTTAAGTGAACCGTAGTTGCTTTGAACAGCAGCGTCACGAAGAGCGCGTTCTGTATTTTCCAACATAACAGCGGTCATTGAACGGCGGTGTGCGTCCTTAATTGGTGAAAGATCGGCATGTTCCAAAATTGGTGCCCACTTTCTTTGAATTTCTTCTTGTAGATACATTTGTATTCCCTTTCTTTATGGGTTATTTGTAGTATTTATAAAAACTTATTTCTTGATAGTGCGAGAAATTGCCTGCGCATATCTGTTGACTTCTGGATCGATTGAAAGAGTTTGACCAGTTGTTTCGCCTTCGAAAGTTTCTTCTTCAATGTTAGAAACCGCTACTTGCTTTGTTGCAAAATAGTTTTCCTTAACGACTGAAAGTTTTTTTGCAAATGTTTCGAGGTCGCCGTTATATTCTAGACCTTCCGCAAGAGCAATGAACTTTTCTGATTGAGTTAGAGTAAGACCATCAGCGAATTCTTCAATGAGTTCTGACTTACGGGCTTCATTTACATCCTGTCTCAATTCTACATTTTCAGTGATAGCTTCATTTAGCTGGCTTTCCAGTTGTTCGACTTTAGCAGCTAGTGATTCAACCACATCAACCTTATCAGCAGGCACATCGATATAATGTTCTGTGAAAAGATTCTTTAGACCATCGATGAATTCTTCCATAACTTCATTACGGAGAGTCGATTCGATAGCAACTTGATTTTCTTTGATCCACGTTTCAACAACGTAATCCAGATATGTATCAACTTTTGTTTCTAGTTCTTCTTGAATTTCTGAAACCGCTTCTTCTAGCTTTGTTTCATATTCTTCTTCAATGCGAGCAATTTCAGTAATCGCCTTTAGATTGACGGCAGCTTCGAATAGTGTTGAAGCCTTGTCTTTGAATTCTTCTGATAGGTCTTGACCGGCGAACATTTCTTCAACATCTTCGCGCATAGACTGACCTGGGGTAATGCTTGAAAGCTTTGGCATAGCGTCATTGGCTGATGCTCCACCCTTACCTGTAGCATATGATGGCTTCATACGAATAGAAGCTTCGTTGCCCTTTTCGTTTGCATTGCCGGGAAGATGTGATGCTTCCTTACCGATAAGATTCATTGCGTCATGGAACCACTTTGTAAGATCGTCCTTCTTCATTGAATGCATAGCGCCAAGAACAGCAGTCATATGTTCGATCTTTGACTTTGGATCGTCTCCTGCTGGACGTGAATTCGGATGCAATGAAGACATGGCAAGCGAATCTTCTCTAATTGTTTCTTCTTTCAAACCTAGTTCCTCCTTAGAACGATCAGCGAAATGTGTTGCTGCTTGTTTTCTATCGGCTGGTGTAAACATCTTATGCCAAGGTGTTCCGTCGCCATGTTCTTTTGCGTAGCTGTGTGCTGCTCTGTCTGCATGATAAGCCCAGAGATTTTTTGCCTTTTCATGATCATACTTGCCCGATTGAACCTTTTTCATCAGGTTTTTCATAATTGGTTCGTGGCCGGTATGATGAAGGTGTGTATTATTGTCTGCATGAAGAGTGAGTTCATGGGCAGCATCAGACATTTTTGCTTCTAGAATTTCTTCAACGCCATCGGAAGGTTCGTTATAAAGGTCTTCCAGTAATTGATCGATATCTATATCTTTTTTTGACATATATTTGTCTCCCGAATCTTAATTTATAATATTTATATAACTCTAATCTTTGACGCGAGAGACTTGATGTAACTCTCGAAAATACCAAGCTGATTTTCTTCAATCTGGTTCATGGTCATTTTGCGTATTGATTTTTTCATTTCGTGTAGGCGTTCTTCATGCCATGTGTTTTTTACTGGATCGAAAACCCAATCAACATTTTCCATGATACCCTTAACAAAAGCATCCGGTGCAGATGGATCAGCAACGATATCTGCGGCAGTAGCTAAATGAAAATCTTCTTGGACTTCCATAATACCCTGTTTATTTGGCTTAAGACTACCTAAACCACGAGAAGAAACACCAAGATTAGAACCAGACTTTAAAAGACCTTTGGCAATATTTCCCATTGGTGTGTCAGCCAATTTTGCTTTACCAACGAAATTATTACCGTCTTTTTTCAGTTCGGTGATCAAATGAGATACTCGGTCCAGATTGATTTGTGGACCAGCGGGATGACCCAGTTCGCCATAACCACGATTTGTTTTAACGTGATCTTCGATATAACGATTTACGGCAGCTTCCATAATAGGAAGTCTGTAGATACGACCGTTACGATTTGGCACTTCAGCTTGTAAGAAGATACCATGAATATAATGATTTTTGCTGCCATCTTCTTTGGCTTCAGTGATATATTCTACGTCTTCGAATTTTGCTTCGGTAATGAGTTTCATTTTAGATATTCCTTATGGTGTTGACTGAGCTACCCAAGCACCACCAAAATACCAATAAATTCTTCCACCAGCGGAACCAGTAGTATTTATATATAACGATCCTGTTATGGGTGTTCCTGATGGACTGGATGATGCGCCAGTGATATGATTTGTTGCTGGGGTTCCTGCGCCAATTGCAATACTGCTGTTTGACATTCCCAAAAACGAAGCTACACCGGTTGAAACTGATGCTTTGACTGTCATTTTATACTCCGATACCTGGGGTTACGTAAACTTGAGACGTTCCAGATGCGGTAATAGCGGTGAAGAAAGAATTTGCCGGGAATGAAATGATTTCTAGAGTTCCTGGTAATACGGGAACGCTATTAGCTGTAGTCGTAACAACTACAGCATTGGTATTAGCGTTTAGTGTATTCGATCCAACGCCGATAAAAATTAAATTCTGTCCCGAATTAAAAATTCTGTATTGGCAAAAACTTAAATCATTAGCGCCAGTTTGAACTGCTTGAATTGCAGTAGGTGCTTGTGTGTTAGCAAGGAATGTTACTGTATTACCTAGCGGAACGAAAGCACCCGAGATTATTGGTGTATAAATTCTTGCCATGATTAGATTCTCCCGTCACCAAATTGACTCATTGGTGCTCCGTAACTATTTGGTGCCATAGTGACACTAGAAATACCACCATCAGAAGGTGATGTTTGTTCGTCTTCTTCTGGCTTGTCGTGATCTCCGTAAACCATATAATCATGGACGCTGTTGATCATCTCTTTAGCCTGAGCAATTTTAGCCTGGACCCAAGGCTCTACGTGAAGGTCGTGCGGCATTTGAGTCAGAATATGCAATGACTTATTCGCTAGTGCCTTTAGTTCTGCCTTAACCATTTCGATTTCTTCTTGAGTATCATCGGCCCGACCTTTTGGTAGGTCTGATTGATCACCACCAAGAAGTGGTATTGCTAGGTCTTCTTTAGTATATTTTGACTTTTCTGGATGCATACCGTAGTAAGCACCGAGCGCCATACGTTTGCGTTCTTCTTTAGACTTACCTGCAAACTTTGGGTCTTTTGAATTTTCAAAGTCTTTAATTACTTCACCGGCAGAAGTTTTTTTTGTCAGAACTTCTTTAAGGGTTTTTTTAGTATACCCCATACCACCACATTCAGCCAAACCATGAACGGGGCATTTAGTTCCCTTTGGTGACTTATTGCATTTTAATTCTGTTTCTTCCTTTGCCATACGAGAAAGCTTATTGGTTGCTTTTGTGATACCAGCAAAACGATTGGCGATTGTTTTGTGTTCTTTTTCGGTTGATCCACCAAAAATATTTCGAGACTTTGCACCAAT